GTAATGCACTGTACAGAGACTATAAGCCAGACTATCTTGTTGCAGTAGACAATGTAATGCTAAGAGAATTAGTCAGTGAAGGTGTTGATAAAGAATTAACAGTCTATACTACATTTTACAATCAAGTATCCGGCAATTTTAATTTCTTCAAGAAACACCCTGGACTTAATTCAGGACATTCAGCCATGAAGTTAGCGGCAGAAGAACATAAACATAAGACTGTCTATATGATAGGATTTGATTATGTAGGAATCGATGGTAAACTAAACAATGTCTATGCAGATACTAAAAACTACAAAAAAAGTACAGACTCAGAAACACCCTATACAAAATGGTTGATAGAACTGAAACAAGTACTAGAAGAATGTTATTATACAATGTTTATAAGAGTAGTGGGAAATGATTATTACTTACCAGTCAAAAGTAAAAACTACAAAGAAATAACAATAGAAGAATTTAAGGAAATATATGTCTAATAAAGTACAATACGACCAAGAATTAGTTAATGATAATTTAACTAATACTTTTGAGATGGTGCCTATGGAAAATAATCAAGAAATTTCAGAGGTTCCAGCAATAAAGAAAAAAGGTCGTGGTGGACCAAGGCCTAATAGTGGTAGAAAACTAGGAAGCACTCAAAAACTAAGTGGGTTAACAATATTAGACGCAATTGCTAAGATAGACAAACCTTTCGCTGAAGGACTTGCTGAAGATTACTATAAAGCAAGAATAAGCGGAGATAGTCATTTGATACAAAGATACCAACAAATGTTTTTGAACAAAGTAGTAGCAGACAAGCAAGAACTAGACGTAACAAGCAATGGACAGACATTGGGGGCGAGTTTTACATTCCCTACATTAGAACTGCCTGATTGGTCAAATGAGCCAGTCAAGCATTGACATTCCTTTATACGGTGAGCAGAAAACAATTCTAGCAGATTGGCTCACTACTGACAAGCATTGTATTGATATAGTGCCGGTTGGTAGTGGTAAGACGTTTTTAGCAGCCATTGCGCTTCCAATATTCGCTAGTGACCCTCGCTATCATAAAGGAAAGGACATAATTTATAGTGCCCCAACAGGTGCAATGATTAAGTCCTTAATATGGGAGCCACTTAAACAAAGTTGCATGAAGTACTTTAACCTAGTGGATGGCAAAGACATTAACAACAGTGAACTTACAATAAAGTTTCCTGGTGGTGTCTTTATACGTTGCAAGAGTGCAGAGCAAAGAGAAAACTTAAGAGGTCTTAACGTAGGCGTGTGGGTAGCAGACGAAGCGGCACTGTACACACAAGATACACTACAAGAGATTACAAACCGTCTTAGACCTAAGGTTGGCCAGCCTGACACATTCGGTCGTCTTGTAGTTATCAGTACGCCAAATGGTAACGGTCCTCTTTTTGATTTGTTTCAGTTAGCAAGTACTAGCGATAGATATATTGTTAGACATTTAAACTATTTGCAAATGCGTAGTGGTAATCGAGAATTCATTGAAGAACAGAAAAGAATATTAAGTCCATTAAAGTTCCAACAAGACTATATGTGTAGTTGGGAGAACGTAGAGAATCAATTCTTTTACACATGGAACAGACACAAATACTGTCATCCTGTTATTGATAAAGGTACAGACTTATATAGTTTTCACGACTTTAACAAACGTAGAATGACAGCAGTAATCGCACAGGTAACTAATCCTGGCAAAATAAACGGTAAGATAGAGGTATTAAAAAGTTATGCTATTAACGATTGTTCAACAGAAGGAATTGCACAGGCAATTCGTGATGATTTCCCTAAACGGAGAATCAACAGTATTATTGACATGTCCGGCACGCAAGTCAACAGAGACACAACTAGTCCATTCGGTGTCACTGATAGAATTCTACTTGAAAAGTACGGCTTTACGATTGTTAATAACCGCAATAGCAATCCTCTTATTGCCGATACTGACAACACTTCTAATGGTTTTATTAATCGTGGGGGCTTGGTCGTCCAGCCCACAGACAAAATTCTCCTTGAATCACTTGGCACATATCATTTCGAAGATGGCTCAAGGAAAAAACTCGTCAAGTACACAGAACAAAACTACGCACACATAGATGGATTAGGAGACTGTATACGTTATGGTATACATCATCTATTCCCAATAACACATGACAATGCTGGTGTGCCAGATTATATAACAAGTGATATAACTGTTAACAGAATGCCTGGAAGTGAGCATATGCCACACAGTCCATTGTATCCCGGTGGACCAACGTGGGAAGAATTAATCAATAATGATTTACAACATGGTGAAGAAAATCATGTTGTATGGTAAGGAGAACAAATGAAAAATTATACTAAACAATATACAGAAGAACACTACAAAGGGTTGTTCACTAAACACGTAGAAGTCGATCCTAGTGGTTGCCATCTTTGGGTTGGTGGCAAAAACAATATAGGTTATGGATTATTTAAACACCATTCTAAGATGCGTACAGTACACAGACTTATAATGGAATGGGAAGGACATGATATTATAGACAAAGTTGTATACCACAGTTGCGACAATTATAACTGTGTCAATCCACAACATTTACATGTTGGTACCAACTTGGAAAAAGCACAAGTGATGACTAATAAAGGACGTGCTGGCACAGCATTTACTCAATCAAGTTATCACTCAAAGTGTACATACTGTAATACTATAGGTAATCCAGCATTAATGGCACGATTACATAATGAAAAATGCAAACAGAAACCATGAAGTTTTACGCAAAGACTAAATATATTATAGCCAATTCTCTGGCTATGATATGCCACGAGAATATAAGGATTAGTACATGAAGAATAGTCATTTCTTAAAAAGAAATCCAATCTACAACGCAACCTACGAACAAATGCAAGGTTATCAACAAGCGTATTTAGGTGGAATGGTTTTTAAACAATCAGTAAGAAAAAAGCGTCCAAGTGAAGATAGCACAATACATTTGGATTTGATACAAAACACAGTAGCACAACCAGTATGCCGTTATGTAGTAGATACAATCAACGATGTATTGTTTGAGCCAGGTGTAAAACGTATTATTAGATTTGCAACACCAGAAGGTAATGCAATCAATCAAGATAATATGGGATGGAGTGAATTATTTGTATTAGACAGTGATTTACAAAATCGCACATTAACAGGATTCATGGAAACAGTAGGTGACTTAACAAGTATATTTGGTCATTGCTGGATAGCAGTTGATATGCCAAATGAAAATGAAGGCAATCTTGGCAGGCCTTACGTTTGTGCAATTAATCCATTAGATGTATGGGATTGGGAATTTGAATATTATGGTGGCAGACCTATATTAAATTACGTAAAGATTAAAGAAAGTGAAGATGAAAGTTGCTATACTTTTAAATGTTATCATTTAGGTGATGCAACAGAACCAAGTTATTGGGAATGCTATGAAGTAAAGAAAGCAAATCCAGATAGTGATTCACAATTAATTGATAGTGGTGTATATCCAGAAGGTATGAGCATACCAGTATTCATTGCATATGGTCGCAGAGATCCAAGACTTATCGATATAGGTGTTAGTGACATTGATTCAGCCAGTGAAGCACAACGTGAACATTATAAATTAGAATGTGAAAAGTATCAGTCAATACAATTTGCAAAAACAATTATTCGTGCAGAAAAAGGTATTGCAATCCCTGCACACGCTGGAGCCATTGTTCGTGCAATGCAAGGACAAGTTGAGACTATCAGTGTTGATACAGGTGATGTTGATAAAATCATACAAACACAAAGAGATATACTAGAACAGATTGAAGCATTAACTGGTTTAGGTGGACTACGTACCAGCAAGAACCAAGTACAAAGTGGCATTTCGATAATTGAAGAACGTAAAACATTACATCGTGTTGCAAAAGCAAAAGCCAGAAACATGGAAGTTGCAGAAGAAACATTGTGGACATATGCTTGTAGATTCATGGGTATGCGTTGGGCAGGCGAAGTAGTTTACAACACAGACTATGAACAACACGATACCAATTATCGTATTGCATTAATGAAACAAGCAAAAGAATTAGTACCAAATAATGAATTCATCGATGGAATGATTATTAAAGAACTTGTTAGCATGTTGGCACCACCAGAAGAAGCATATGAATATCAACAGGCAGTATTACCTACTCTTGGCCCGGCGATGCGAGCATTGCAAGTTGAACAAGATAAGGAAATATACACTAGAGATGTTGGTAGTCAAATACCAGTAGAAACTGAAGAAGAAGAATCATATGAAGTTGAGCAAGAAGATTCTAGTGAAGATTTCAGTGGAATAGGTACTAATATTAATTACGTAGGTCGTAGTTTCTATACGCAAGATGCTATAGCGGCACAAATAACTGCTATATCTACCGGTAGATAATTATGCTACAACGGTTCTTGACCGCCACTTTGAAGTGATGATAAATATATTACAACTCGGTGATTCCGATATAATCAAGGAAAACAAATGAATAATGAATTTAATGACGTTGGCAACGTAGGAGCCGCTGATAACCTTACAGCAGAAAATCTAGAACAAGGTAGTGATGCATCTAAAATCAACGCTGGAGCGATTCGCAAGAGTCAAACACAGAGTATTCTTAATGCGCTATCTAATGCAGCCGGAGCACAATTTGAAAGTGTTGAAGCCGCAGTAGCATGGGCAGCAAGAACAGGTGCACTACAAAATCTCGGTGGTTCCGCACAACCAGTGGATAACAAAACACAACCACAACAAAAGAATAGACAATCTACTAACGATTTGTCCGAGCAATTTCAAAGATTGCAACAAGACCTTTCTCGCAAAGAACAAATTCTACGTGAAAAAGAACTTGACGGGGATATCCAAAGAGTTATGGGTGAGAAATTTGATAATGACTTATTAGATTATGCATTAACAAAAGTTAAATCAAACATTCAATGGAATGATGATGGTACTTATGCTATTGTTAATAGTAAAGGTCAAGAACGTTATGGTAGTGATGGTAATCCACTTACAGTCGCTGGATTAGTTGATGAAGTTGCTAGGGGTAATCCTAAACTTCTTAAACAGAATATACTAAAAGGCGGCAGTGGTTTGCGTCCTGGTTCTGGCATGTTTGCTGGCGCCCAAGAAGACGGCATGCCTGACTATAGTCGTGACCCAGCCGCGTTTAACGCATGGGCACAACGTAATGGATTAGGAAAACATGTTGGATTAAAGGGTGTTGGTGTAAGTCTTACCAATAGCGCAACAAGTAAAAGAATATTCTGATTTTGCCAACAATAAATTTATAAGGAGATTATCATGGCATACGTTTTAGGTGGCGGTAACGACGAGGGCTTCGGCTTCGAGAAGGCTATCGCAAATTTCGCACTTCGTGCAGTACACGAATCACAAGGTCTAGTGAACATGACCACAGTTGTTACCCCTACACAAGGTAACGTTTTTCAAATCCCATTGTTCGCACCAATCACATATCAGGACTATAATCCTGCTGGGTCTGGTGGTAATATCAGTGGTGATGCAAGTGAGCAGAATCCTGCACTATTGCAAAGTTCTATTACAGCAAGTCCTGCTGTTGCTGGTACAGCGTTTGATATTTTCTACGGCTGGACTACAAGTTTCAACTTGGCTGCTACATTAGGTGCTGAACTTGGTGAGAGTTTCGCTGAAAAAGTTGACCAACGTGTTACAGCGGCTTTCTTAAGCTTTAAAGCAACTCCTGGTAACTTGTATTACACACAAACTCCTGCTGACGGATTTGCACGTGTTCTACAATTAGGCGCTATGGAATTGGTACCATCAGGTGTAACACCAGGTGCGCCAACAGCAGGTTTCACTGCAAACACTGTTACTGAATTAGTTCGTTTGATTAAACAAAACTTCAAAGTAGCACGTATGCCTGGTAGCCCAGTTATCGTAATTG